TGGAGCGTTTATTTGTTTTCCTTCAGACTGACCAGGATAAGTCTGGCTGTCGAATGCTGACATTTTATTGTCTCCTATTTGAGGTTGAGCATGAAGTCATGCCACGGTTTACTCATTACGATACTAGCTCACTGAAGCTTGCTCCAGTCCTAGTTGCAGTGAAGGTCAATGTGATGAAGTTGATAGATCTTGTGGGTTTCACAAATATCTCTGCGTAGAATTCACCACGGTCAATCGACTCAGCAGGGTTGTTTGTTCCATCGCAGACTACGAGGAAGTCAACAATACCACGTCTTGATTGGACACTGCGTAGGTAAGGCTCAACAATGTTCTTAAATTGCTGGCGAGTAAACTCGTCATTCAACTCGAATAGTTGGGTCTTTGCTGCTTCAGAAATTGCTTCTTCCATGACTAGGAATAAACGTCTTACGTTAATTCTGTCGAAGGCAGAAACATAACTCAATGCAGTCTTGTCACCGAAGAGGACAATACCTTGTCCAGGGAAAGCTACGATTGGGTTAACACGTGAAGCATAAAGGGTATCTCTGTGATCCTTTAGAGGTGAGTAAGCAAGTTTAATTGCATTTCTCAACTGTCCTCTATTGAAGCCAGCAGGAGAATACCAAGGCTCTTGCTGTAGTGTTGTGGATAGTGTTAATCCAGCAACGTCAGCATTACATGGGATATAACGATACTTGTCGCTATACTTATCATAGATGTATTTGTAGTTATTGTCAAATACAGCATATGAAGTGCTTGACAATTGGTCGTAGTAGTTAACTGTGCGTTGGACAATTGTTGATGTCTTTGCTTGACCAATTACATCTCCACGATAAGGTGAGATGAATGCAATACAATCCTTACGTGCAGAAGCAATAGAAATTACATGCTGTGCCTTAGCGATTGTATCATCAATACCACTCATGGATGGACCCATTAGTAGGTAATCAATGTCTACAGTCTCAGCGTCTGCGAATAGATCGTATGCACCAAGTATGTCAGGACGTGCAATGGTGTAACCATCTACTCCACCTTGTAGTGAGTAGCGTAATGTTGCACGATTCTTTGTACCAAGTAGAGGTACTGCTAGAGGATTCAATCCTGTTGGATCATCTAGGTTGTTAAGTGCATTAGATGCCTTAATGATATCAAATTCTCTGTTGATACCAGATGTACCTATGACTCCACTTACAGTAGTGGTCTTATCATAGATGTTAGCAGTCTCATGACTTCCCCAGTATAGATACTCGGAATAAGTTTTAACTACATCCTTATAGTAGATGTTATCACCTTGAGGTGACTTAGCATCGATTGCTTTAGAAACATTAAGATGCTTTTCAAGTACGGAATTAGGTGTACCTGTGATCTTACCGTCTCCATCTACAACTAAGATGTGCATTAGGTCGTTGTGACCGCCTCTGTCCGCAACCCATGCGGAAGTTGTAGGTCTTGCTGCGACGTTAATCCACTTAGTACCATCTCCATATAGTCTTGACTCATAGTCAGACTCTACGTTAGAGATAGAAACTGTAGCAGCGTTTGCGTCTGTTACATTCTGGTTTGCTTGGAAGTTAGGTGATCCTTGATTCAATGCAACACGTAATTCACGGTTGAGTGATTCAATCTCTCCTGTGTCACCAGTAGCAGCACCAGGTGTATTAGAGTTGTTTGCTAACTCAGAGATAACGTCTCCAACTTCAAGGAAGTCAGTAGATGTAGTATCGATACTTAATTCTAACTTACGATTCTCTGCGTCCCAAGCAACAACACGACCTGTAACACCACCACTAACAGCAGTGATATAGTTGTCTTTCTCAAAAGATCCAACTAGGTTTGAGTTATCCTTGAAGGTTATGATTACGGAGTAGTCGTAAACCTTACCGTAGATGTTTGCACCAGAGAAGGAAACTTCCGCATTGTTTGTGAATTCCCACTCAGCAGCAGTTGGTTGTGCAAGGTATAGTACCTGATCAGGACCAGCGTCTGTTACGATAACACGAATTGAGTTACCATGAGATCCAGCAGTCTTTGCACCCCACTTCCAGTTGTTAGCAGCAGTCTCTACGTTTGCCTCGTATGTATCAATATTCTTGATAAGAGGAGCAGAAACACCAGTTGCAGTTGTCTCGTTAATCTCAGTCTTGTTAGTTGTAACAGTCTGTAGATAAACAGCAGTGTTGTTTGCGTGTGAAGCAGCAGTTGTTCCTAGCTGAGCACGTACCACAGTTAGATCGTTACCAGCGATAGAAGATACCTGAAGGATCTCATCGTCGATTCTAATGTAGGAGTTAGTACCTGCACCAAGAGCAGCAGCAGAAGCAACCGTTAGAGTTACATCACTATCACTATAAGTACCACCTTCACTAATAGTTGTATCAGTACCAGCAGTCTCAATCAATGTGATTGAAGTAGCAGCAGCGTGAGATACAGCAGAAGTTGCTAGTTGTCCACGAGTAACAGTAACGTCGTTACCAGAAACACTAGAGATAGTTACTAATTCAGCATCGATTAGGAGGACATCACTAACGTCGAAGTCAGTTGATGAAGCAACTGTTAAAGTAGTGTCAGATGCACTAAATGTAGAAACAGTATACTGTGCAGTGTCAATTGCGTTTTTCAACGAATCATTCATTGCACGGATAACTTTTACAGTACCTCCGTAAAGTAAAAATTGTGCAGCACTGAACCAGTACTCAAAGTTATAGTCAGTAGGTTTGCCGAAAATTGAAAGTAATTCTTTTTCACTAGTTACACTAGTTACCTGCTCTACAGGTCCTTTTTCAAATGATCCAACGATAGCAGATATATTATCTACTGTTGCGTTAACTACGTTGGTCAGATCTCTTTCAAGTACGACAACTCCTGGTGAAAGTTGTGTGGATGCCATTTGTGATATCTCCTAGGGGATTTCTGTTGCTGAAATTATTTATTGAAAACCGTATTTTCACTGGGGAATCAAGCCGTGATCACCAATCTGGATAGTCTGCTAGGTATGGAGGTAAAGGTCTGGGTCTATTCCTCTTTCTTTTTCTATTAACTCTCCACACAGTACAAGACTTACACTCATATGCATATGCAGATGGGTTAGCACCTCTATCCTTACGTGTTAAATAAAAGTCATCTAGTAATACTTTAGTCTGTCCACAGAGTCGGCACTTCCTTTCAACAAATAGAAGGTGCTCTAACTCTAGGTCAATGCTCATGACAAATATTCCCACATATGTGAGTTATCACCATACTCATCTACATTCCATGTATCACCTTGATCATCTACAAATGATTGCTCATAGTCTACATGGTTATCAATGAATCCGAATGGTGCCATGTCCGCTTCTATTCCCTCTTTCTGCTCTTGATACATCTTCATACGTACATCATCGTCATGCAACTCTCTAAAATAGTCTGTTGTTGCTAACCATGCGAAGATAACCAGACACATAGCAAGGTCATCGTTACATCCTTCCTCTGCTTCCCATGCTGGACCTCTCTGAATGAATGTTGTTAACTCTGCCATGATGTCATAGTCTTTAAAGATGAGTTTATCATCCTCAATTAACTGTTTTAGGTTAGAGCAACCAGTTTTCTTGACAGTTGTGCTCATTTTAACCCCAAGTTGAACCTTAGTGCCACTAAATCCTTGTCCTACTACCTGACCTGCTCTACCTCTCATGGCACACATGAGTAAATTCTCATATTCTAGGTCAAATTGTATGATATCTGCTACCTGACCACCAATATCATTAACTTCTATCATTATATACGCCTGGTTATATGCAGTAGCAACCCTATGAATGATATCTGGGAATAATAATGGTTTAATTTTGTTATTTCTATACTTTGCTACCACCATATAGGGTATTTCTGTGGTATCAATGACTGTAAATGCAGAATAATCCTTAGTTAGACCCCTAGCAACGTCAACACATATGTGATATGAGTGTCCTTCCTCTGGTTCTTCATAGACTGACAGTCCTGCTTCCTTCTTAATAGGTTCTTCATAGACTAAAGTCTTTAATTTAGTACTACTGATGAGAGTATTAACAGATCCTAGGAATTCACACTCAAATTCTTGGTTGAATTGCTCCTCTGATGTGTTTCGTATTGTCTCTTCTTTCCACTTAGCATCTCTACCTGGTACCTGTTGCCAGTGTACCTCTGTTGTAGTGTATTCATTCTGTCCTTTCTCTGCGTCATGCCACAGTTTATAGAACATATTCATACCCTTGGGGGTAGATATGATTATAACCTTAGTGCTCTTACCAGAAGATATAGTAGGATAGACAGAACTAAAGAACTCGTCAGCAATATGCGTCGGAATAAAGGCGAATTCGTCCAAAAATATAATGTTAAAGGACATACCCCGAACAGCACTTGCAGAAGTAGAAGCAGCGAGGATCTTACTTCCATTCTCCAACTCCAAGGAACCCCTGTTCCAGTTGACCACACCTTGTTGAAGCCATTTAGGGAGATTTTCGTAAGAAAGTTGTAAGCGACCCAACATTTCTCTTGCAGTGGCTGCTTTGTTTGCGAGGATTGCGATGTTGACATTATCATTAAAAATTGCATACCACAGGAGATAAGCAGTAACCACTGTGGATTTACCTGACTGACGTGGTAGCTTTGCTATATTGAATCGATGCTCATGGAATCGATTCACCATGTCTTCTTGGAAATCGTACAGATCAAAACCAACTATACCTTGATCGAGGTTAACAATCTTGATATAGTTACGAATAAAATAAACAGGATCTTCGCTACACTTTATAAACTCCTGCACCTCTTGAGGTGAGAAGTTAGTGTTAACGTTAGCCCGTTTGAGATTGGGGTTACCTAGATATATCTCCTGCTTCTCAGCCATTGGCTTCTTTTATTGCCTCTACGATAGTTCTCTTCAGTTGATTCTGTTTCTTTCTACCGATACCGACAGATGCATCTATCTTTACTTTAACCCAGTAAAGACCTATTAATACTAGAGTAAATGGAATAGCATCAGCCCAACTGATCTCATTCCATGCCTCTACGACATTTAACATTCCAAACATTAGTATAATCCAGGTAAGTTTGCAGCAGTAGTAGCGGTTAATCCGTCTCCTACTTCGGGTAAAGGATCACCCTCGTCAGGTGCTTCAGGTAAGGTACCTTGTGCTCTACGAATCTCTCTTAACTCTCCGAAGTTTTTATTCTTAGAACCACCATCATACTCCCAAGCATATCCCTCAGCAATCATTTGTTCGTTGAGTGATACATCATCATCGCCAACGTATAACCAACCAAGAAGCCTACCATACTTACCCATGCCACCTTTAAGTTCAGTTCTGATAGTAAGTTCATTGTCTCCTTTAATTGTATCTTCTAACGTTCCTTTCATCCAGTTAGTAGCATCTATTCCCAATGCCTTCTCTTCCAGATCTCTTGTTCTTTTCTCTGGCGTATCAACTCCTGCAATTCTAACTCTTTCTTTCTTGTATAAGTCAAACCCAAGATCAATGGTGACATCAATAGTATCGCCGTCAACAACACGGTTAATCTCCGTTACTCTAAAATTATAGCAGGACTTCCTACTTGGTGGTGTCATCACTCCCATCTTTCATCTCCATAAATGACATCTTTAGTATATAGTAGATGTACCAAGTCACTATTGCGACGAGTATACCAACCATCCATATAACACCCCATACTACCATTATACTAATATAGGATGTGCCCACGCTTGTGGTATGAGGAACGCTGCTGTTCCTACTATTAATCCAAATACTACACAGGTAGATTTAATTGGTAAGTTTTTCATTTTTGTTAATTGGTAATGGAACCAGTAATTACTTTCCAGAAACCTTTAAGTGCTGTCAATGCAGGGTATGGATCTTCAGATTTGATCTCATCAAACATGTACATATTCAATCTAAATGCATAGTTTGCCTCAGCAAATATAGCATTCTTCTGTGATTGATTTAGATTTAACACATCAAGTATTGCCCTGTAATTTGTTTTCCATTCTTTTGCATCATGAATCTCAGGAAACTCATAGAAGTTTAGACCTTCTCCCGCAGGAGGATTAAGTGCACTCTTTGCTATTTTACATAGAATTTGTCCACCTGATAGATCACCTATGTACCTAGTATAATGATGAGCAAGCAGAAGATATGGATCTTGCTGTGCTAATTCACTAAGTCTAAAACAATAGGTATCACACGCTGGTGAAGGACCTACTTGTTCTTTCCAATAAGGACCGTAATAATATAATAGATCTTTTTCTAATGACGGACTACGATCAAGTTGTGATTGCCATCCCTGTAATACTTTTACAGTTGGGTCATCAGAGTCATTGATTAGTCTTTCCATAGTACTGTAAACATACCAGAAATTGGCAATGAGTTTACGATACTCCTCAGGGTCAACAACACCTCTAAGAAACCCTGCAACAAACTTTGTATTTTCTGCTGCGGAATGAGACTCCTTAGTTGCTTCTTTTAATTCTTTACTGAACATAATATTAATAGGTATTTATACTACTTTGCCTGGCATATAGTCCATTCTGTCTAGACATTCTGACAGCATTTTCCCATACTCGTTAAACAGTTTATCGCCAGCAATATAACTTCTTTGTCTTCTCCAAATTGCTTCTGCAAGCATCTTTCTTTCTTTTTCAGAAAAACTTTCAAATCTTGTTTTTAGTTTCATGATTCAGATGGGGATAAAACTTGATCAGAATAAACTCTAAGTTTTTCTATCAAGTCGGCATATCTATCCCATATGTCCTCAGATCCTGTCTGTTCTTGAGCGATTAGACAAGCTCGTATTAGACAATGGATATCGCCATTATTAAAACGCATAGTTCTACAGTTATTATACTATAATTATAGTCAAAAAGATAGTGTAGTTTACGCTTTGTTAGCAATTCCAAGCTCTTAGTGATTTGTTGATCCTACTATCAGGATCACTGGCAGTTTTCTTTGAAGTTAATTTCTTTTTCATTCCTTTCATTCTAGCACAGAATGATGAGCGACGGGGATTTCCAACCTTCTTGCTTGGTGCTTTAAGGTCAGATCCTGGATTAGCCTTCTCATATGACTTTCGTCCTTTCTCGTTAAGTCCACCTTCTTTGTTTTTGCCAGCCTTCTTTGTCCAGGCTGCACCTTCTAAAATTCCGTTATCCTGCACATTGGCAGACTCAGCGAGTCTTTTAAATTCTTTGTATCTCATATACCATGTCAGGGTCTATGCATTTATTTATGCAACTATCTCTTGCCACCACCCATTTGTTTAAGCATTTTTTGTAATTCAGCAGTGCTACCAACGAACATAGCATTGTTAGTAACATTCTTAGGACCTTGTATTTCTTCATCAAGATCTTTCATTTTCTTATGTAAGTCTTGTAATTTCTCTGTCATGTCTGCAACATGCTTCATTGCTGCTACAGCAACTTCATATGCTCTAGGGTGACCACTTTCTTGTGCTACTTCTAATGCACCCTTCACCGCCTCTTGACCTTGATCAATCAAAGAATACAATTCACCACGAGTATATTCATAATCTTTTTGTTGATCATCTTCTTTTGATTTTACCTTTGGCAAGTTAGGTTTCTCAACATGTTCTACGTCCATGTTAAGAAGTTCCTCCATATTATCTTCTAGGTTCATAAGTAACTAATCCCTTCATTGAATCCAAAGTCATCACCAGCATCTACTAATATATCATCTGCTGCATCAATCTGACCATCTTGGTTGATATCAGTTTTTGCTTTTGGTGTATATGTTCTAGTAATAGTTCTACGGTTCATTGCTGCATCACCAAGTGTCTCGTGTATGATTGCTTTCTTGATAACATCTGCAGTGTTGTAAGGACCGTATAGATAGGTCTTCATCTGGAAGTTAAGAGTGTAAACAATATATCTACGTTCGTAGAAACTGTCATCCCATGTATCCTCATATGATACGTTGTTTAATACAACAGCAATATCTCTCTTCTCATTCATATCAGGTATCATGTTGAGAGTAACACTAAATGATGGTTGGAAGTATGGTAGTATCTGCTCAGTGATTTGTAAGGCGTCGTCTTGTGACTTAGCAATTACGCCAAGTTCAAATGATAGATTGTATGGTACAGGAACATACTGTACTCTAACCTCACCACCATTATCATTGATGATAGTTTTGTATTTCTGGATAGGGGAAGTTTTACGGGTAGGATCGTAGTCAATGCTAGTCATCTCAAAGTACAATCTTGGTAGAGTGATTGCTACTTTTCTGTTGCTAGTGTTTTCTTCTAGTCTTACAATAAATTTTTGTTTAGGACCGTATGCTAACGGTACTTTCATTTCTTCTAATACAGCACCAGTGCTTGGATCTGTGCTCTTCATACTAATATTATTGAAGAGTGTACCAAATGCTATGATGTTCTTACGAACTATCTGGTTGTAAAAATGATTGCCTAACATTATATGCTACCTGTAAAATTACCAAACTCACCGAATGGATTACCTTCTGACCAATCAACTATATTGTCAGCAGCATCTTCGATTTGTCTATTTGCATCGTACTCACTATTTGTATCCTGTAGTGTATCAAAGGTTGATACAACCCATACAGCACTACTTGTATTACCAGTAAGTGATTCGTTTGCTGCAAATGTTCCAGTTCTATTGATTACCTGTAGTATTCTTGTAGAACTATCCCATGACTTAACTTCTGCTGTTGTAGAAGTAGTACCACCAGTAACAGTCTCACCAGTAGTAAAGTCTCCTGTGCCACCCACTCCCATAGACAAAGCAATAGCACTATCGAACAACTCCTCTATAGCATCTATCTCTGCAATACCTGTAGCAAGATCGTCTGAACCAACCTCGTATAGTTCTGCAGTCAATGCATAAAATTGAATCTTACCAAACTGGAAGAATGGTTCTTCCTTTCCGACATATTTAATTTCATACAAATCTTCTGTAAGAGGATAGTATAATAAATCCCCTTCGTTAGGTCTGCTAGGAACTGTAAGTTTTGCAGCCATGCCATGTTCTGCCACTTCCTCATCCCATCTATTTGTAGAAACACGAAAAATTATTTCGTCTGTAATACGTAAACCAAACTTACTTATAAATTCTGCATTGTCTCCAAAACCCATGACGTTAACTAACATCATTTCAATTTGAAATTGATCTTGGAATTTAGTATATCTAACCTCGTCTAACGTGCCATCTGTTATAGCTGTTTTGGGTAGATAGTATATGTCAGAACCAAAGAGTTTGATTTGCTCATCCACAAGATTCTGAACCAAAGTTTGTTCGCCACTGTGACCTTGGTGATAAGTTGGGAAGTAGGGACTTGTAGGCATTTTATCCGATCATATCCATTGGTGGTATAGCGTACTTACTGAGAACCTCACCTTCGATTTTCTCAATTTCTGCTAGTGCGTCCATGTAAAGTTCTCTACCATTGAGTGTTACACCGCCAGGTAGTTGTACATTGTTATACTTGATCAAGTTCTGACCCCACTGTTTTTTCAACAATGAAGTAGCATATCTTTTTACAAATACATCATTGTACATTTCGGTTGCATCATCTGGGTCTATCATACGATGAGCCTCTATCAATAGATTCTGTCCTTCTTGTAAGAAGTCCTTATCTATATCCAGATACAAACGATCACGACGCTGAGTATATCTAAACTGCTGGAATGAACCATTGTTTAAAACCATATCTAGAGTCTCTAGATATTGCTTGGTCATATAGTAGTTTAAGATATCAAGAGATCCAAAGGCATACAAATCATTTAAGAATATTCTATATTCAATACCAAATAAGTTAGAACGAATAGAGTTACCTACCATTCCAAAAACCCTAGTGATACCAGTTACATGAGCTGGTATAGGTATATAATTTGTAGCTTCATCCCAACTTGTAGTTACTGCTCCTTCAACTTTAGTTGTAGTTACAT